GGCTGTTGCAAAGGGCTGGAAATCAAAAGAAGCTGAGTACAAGGCAATTTTGATTGACCTTAAAGCAGAATTAGCAGGAGTCGCCTAGTGCGGCTCTAGGAGGATTTATGAGTAAACCAGATATGACCATTTTCTTGGCGTTACGAAAATGGTCGTATTAGGTAGCGTTTCCTAAGTATAACTTTTCTAATTTTGATGAAGCATTACAGGCATTAGTTTTAGAGCATAATTTTAGGCTCTAGGAGGATTTATGAGTAAACCAGATATGACAGGCCGTAACTGGCAAGCAAGAATACCAGCAGACCTTATGTGCATCAAGAAAGCTATAAGGATTGAGCGTGATAGGCTTTTTGAGCTTGAGTTATCTACTGGTAAAGAGCCTAAAGATTGTGAGGCCTTTCATCTTGAATGGTTAGAGCAAGAACGCGCCAGAGGTGTACAACAGATAGTCACTAACTTTTAGGAGGGTAAAATGACTACAAAAGAAAAAATAAAAGATTGGGTAATTGGTTTAGCTGGCATGTTTGTTTTCTGGCTATTTCTAATGTATATGGTAGCGGAGGCACTATGATGTATTTTAACACTGACTTAGGCGAAGCAGCCACACAGAAGCACTGGGTAGACGTAATGGGACACGTTGCATTTTACCTAGCAGTAACCCAAGGCGTAATGTATTTAATAGGTGATGACAGTGAATGATGTAGAATGGTTTGATGTTTTATTGTTTATGGTATTCGCTGGTGCTTTTATAGCGCCAGTGGCTATCGTCCTTTCAGAAGTTTTACTATAGAGGTTATTATGGCTACTACTAATCCAACAACAGGTGATGCGTTACGCAGCAGAGCGCCTACTAAGAAATATGACGATGGCTGGGATCGTATCTTTGGTAAGAAGGATAAGCCAAAGACAGATAAGAAAGATGACAGTCAAAAAAAATCGAAGTAAAAAAAATCCCTGCTTGACGTAATCAGGCAGGGACTATAGAATAAAGTGAGTCGGGTGATGGGAACGCAATCCCAACAACAGCCGACAAGAGAACAGAAAATTCGACTAGCCGACTCAGTGCTAAGTTTATCAAATGTTACCCTGTAACACAATTTTTTTGACTCTTGTTGGTACTGTTTGGGACATCCTGACCCAAGGTGTTAATCAGTGCTGACCAAAACTCAAGCATTATGCCCAGCGCAACGGCTTTAAACGCGCGATAGTAATACGCCACAGGTATGATGGGACTGACCAAACGCAACTCAGGCGCAAGGTACAAACCGAGACAGTGGACACAATTAGGGGCTTGTCGCAGCAATCACGGAATGATAAAGCGATTCGGCAAATTGGCGTATTAGACTAGAGTAATAGATCACTTGTTGGTATAGGTGTCCCTAACCATCTAATGACTACTATTGCCTAAAACAAACAGGAGAACTAGAAAAATATGATACAACTAAGACCACATCAAACAAGAGCTATTGAGATGCTGCGCCACTCACTTAAGGCAGGCAACAAGCGTCCAGTATTAGCCGCACCAACAGGGTTTGGTAAAACGATAGTAGGAGCATGGTTAGCATTATCAGCAGTAGCAAAGGGCAAGCGAGTATTGTTTGTCTGTGATCGAATCAAATTAGTACAGCAATCACTAGAAGCCTTTGACTCTTTCGGTATAGAAGTTGGTGTTATTCAGGGTAAGCATGAGCGCACTCGTTACTCTGCTCCTGTACAGATAGCATCTATACAAACACTAGCTAGAAAGTCAAAGATGCCTGTATTTGACGTTTGCATCATTGATGAATGCCAAGTGTTGTATAAGGCTCACATTGCCATGATGAATGCATACAACAACATTCCCTTTATTGGTTTATCAGCCACACCTTACAGCAAGGGTCTAGGTAAATACTTTGATGACCTACTAGTGCCAATTACTACTCGACAGCTACAAGACCAGACCTACCTAGCAAAAGCTAAATACTATGGCGGAGCAAAGGTTAATCTGTCTGGCGTAAAGACTAAGGCATTGCCTACTGGCGGTACTGACTACGATCCTAAGAGCTTGGCCAACAACATAGAGAAAGATGATAAGCTGACAGGAGACATTATTAAGAACTGGCAGCGTTATGGCGAAGGCAGACAGACAATTGCATTTACTCCTAGTATTAAGCACAGTAAGGAGCTTGTACGACAGTTTAACGAGGCTGGTATAGCTGCTGAACACATAGATGGCTATATGGATCAGGAAGAACGTCAGATGCTGTATAAGGCGCACGACAATGGCGAGTTTATGATCCTATCATGCTCACAGTTGCTTAACACTGGTTATGATGCTCCACAGGTATCATGTATGATTGACTGCTACCCTACCAAGAGTCTTATCACATGGGTGCAGCGTGTAGGTCGAGTTATCAGGTCTCATAAAGATAAAGACTACGCTGTAATCTTAGATCATGCTGGTAATACATCTAAGCTAGGATTTGCAGAGGACGTTGTACCTGATGAGCTTGATGATGGTGACAAGCGTTACAATGAAAAGTCGCTTACAAAAGACAAAGACAAAGAACCTAATGTAAAAGAATGTCCACAATGTCATGGCCACTTTGTAGGTTTACGTTGTGCTTGTGGTTACGAGATACCTGTAAGTCAGCAGCTAGAGTCTACAGATGAGATGTTAGTTGAGCTTACTGCTAGCCAGAAGCGCAACAGAAAAACAAGCATAGAAGAAAAGTCACAATTTTACTCAGAACTTATGGCTTATGCTTCAATCAAGGGTTATAGTCAGGGTTGGGCAGCGCATAAATACAGAGATAGATTTAGCGTTTGGCCTAACAAGGTACAGGCACATACTATAAACAATGGTATAAGCGATGAAGTGCTAAAGTTTATTACCAGTCAGAATATTAAAAATGCAAAAAGGAGAGCAGCATGAGTTTGCGTGACTGGACAGTGCAAAGGGTATCTAGGCAGGACGTAAGTGCATTTATAGAAAGTAATCACTATTCTGGTAATATAAATGGCTGTATATCAGACTTCTGTTATGCTTTGTATGACACTATAGGAGAAATGAAAGGCGCATTGTTTTATGGTCGCATGGCTATGGCTAATCAATGGAAGCGATTTTCTGATAATCCTGACAATGTTATAGAGCTTAGAAGATTGTGTTGTGTAGATGATACACCTAAAAACACTGAAAGTTATTTTATAGGAAGGTCGCTAAAGCTGTTAGAATCTGATTGGATGAAGGGTATTGTAGTGTCGTATGCTGATAAGGAGTATGGTCACAATGGCACAATATACAAAGCAAGTAACTTTACAATGGTTGGTGAGGTTGCTGGCGCAAAGGTCATTATATACAATGGAAAGCAATACCATGATAAGGCCATTAGAACAAAGTATAAAGGTCAGTTAAAGCCATTTGCAAAACGTATTAAAGATGCTTTGGATAGTGGTGATGCTTACTATAAAAAAACTGCTGGTAAATACACTTATATATATCAGTTAGAAAAAAACAAAAGGAGATCAAAATGATTGAACGTATAGCAGAACAATTAGGTATGAAGCGCAGAGGTAGAACATATGCAGGCGCTTGCCCTTGTTGTGGTGGTGATGATAGGTTTACATTATCTAAAGGCAAGAAACATGATGTACTTTATCATTGCCGACATGGTTGCACCTATGCACAGATAATCAAAGAGCTTGAGTATCGTGGTGTAGTAGACAAGAAGAAGTTTGATAAGCCAGACCAGTACGTCAGCAGGCACGAAAAGAATAGACTAATTAAAGACAGGTTTATTGTTGCCATGTATGAAGAAGAATCTAAGAAAGATAAACATGTATCACTATCTGACTGGCGTAAGTATAAAGAGGCTAGGGAGCGTAAGAAGAATTTAGAAGCCAAGATGGGGCTTTCCAAACCATCATGGGGAACTGTATGAGTGTAACTAAACTTACTGATACGAGCAGCTCTATTAGTCAGCGTTTACGAATGTTGGCTGATGAGCATGATGCAACTGATGATGATGATAGGACAGAGTTTTTGTTAGTAGCAATGCGTGAAGATGGCGCTATAGAGAGTGGTGGCTACATTGTAGATATTGCTGCTGCAATGGGCGCACTAGAGATAGCTAAGATAGATTTGCTTGAATCTTACTATGCTAGTCTTGAGCCTATTCACTAAACACAAACAATACAGGCAGTGGGTCTAGGCTTGCTGTCTGTAATAGTATTACCAGTTTGTGCAATTTAATGTTAAAATATAACATATGATTAATTGATCGACCCCTAGTGGAGATTGATATGCCAGCAGGTAGACCTACAAAGTACGATGAGGATATGCAAGCAAAGGCTGAAGCATACCTTGAAGATTACCCAACTGCCATTCCTAGTAAGCAGGGACTAGCCCTGTATCTAAAAGTTTCAGATGTAACTATCGACAATTGGTCGGCAAAGTTTCCTGAATTTCTTGGTACGTTAGAGACCATTAAGCATATACAGTTCGTAAAAGCTCTTGATGGCGGCTTAACAGGTGACTACAACTCTACTATAGCCAAGTTGGTATTACACAATCACGGCCTATCTGATAAGACTGAGGTAGACAATAAGTCTAGTGATGGCACAATGACACCTATAGCGCCTACTAAGATAGAGCTGGTAGCATATGAGGGCGATAGTGCCGTCAGCTCAGATTAAGCTACCACCAAAGCTAGTACCTGTATTTCAGGGCGATGCTCGATACAGAGGCTCATGGGGTGGTCGTGGATCAGGTAAGACTAGATCCTTTGCACTGATGACTGCTGTAGAGGGTTATCGCTATGGTAAGTCTGGCATATCTGGTCAGATACTATGCGCCCGTGAACATCTTAACTCCTTAGATGAATCCTCACTAGAAGAAGTAAAGTCGGCCATTCGATCTGTAGACTGGCTAGAAGATTACTATGAGATTGGTGAGCGTTATATACGCAGTAAAGATGGCAACATTAAATACGTCTTTGCTGGATTGCGTCACAACCTTGATAGCATCAAGTCTAAAGCTAAGTTACTCCTATGCTGGGTAGACGAAGCAGAGAGCGTATCTGAGTCTGCATGGCGTAAACTAGTACCTACTGTGCGTGAAGAAGGCTCAGAGATATGGGTAACATGGAATCCAGAGAAAAAGGATTCAGCTACGCATCAGCGATTCCGTCTAGAAGCTCCTGACAACAGTAAGATAGTAAAAGTAAACTGGTCTGATAACCCTTGGTTTCCTGATGTGCTAGATCAAGAGCGTAAAGAGGACTTAGAGCGCAGACCAGATACCTATGGCCATGTTTGGGAAGGTGACTTCCTAGAGTTCCCAGAAGGCGCATTTTGGCTGCGAGAGATCAATAAGTCATATGCTGATGGTCGTATAGGTAGTATGCCAGTTGTTGAGTCACAGCCTTGTATGACATTCTGGGATATAGGTAACAGTGATGGTACTGCTATCTGGGTAGTGCAAAAGGTAGGCATGGAGTTTCGCTGCATACACTTCTATGAGTCTTGGGGTGAGCCATACAATCATGCTGTTAAGTGGTTAAAGTCATTAGACCTTATCTATGAGGATATGTACTTGCCACATGATGCTGACCATACACGACAAGGCCAGAATAGTAACAAGTCACCTAGACAGATGCTTAAAGAGCTTATGCCTAGTGCTAAGTGGCACATAGTTCCCCGTATCCCAGAGCTTAACTGGGGTATTCAACAAACTTCTGATATGTTCCCATATATCTACATTGATGACGTATCCTGCGCTGCTGGCTTAGATCATCTCAAATCATATAGACGTAAGTGGTCTAATAGTGAGCAGAGATGGAGTCATGTGCCTGATAAGTCTGAAGGTCATTCTGAGGCTGCTGACGCACTCAGACAGATGGCACAGGCATTTACTTCAGGTGACTTAGGTAGGCATGGTAATCGTCAGCGCAGACCCATTAGGCGAGGACTTAAAGGCGTGGTATAATTGGTGTAATAATTTGCATTGGTTTATGTTATGGCTGCAAAAAAGATAGCAAAAAGTGGGCTTGGCTTATTACAGTCTGGTATTGATTCCGCACAAAAGCTAGATATGTATAAAAAAGTAGTTGCTGGTGATACAGGGCTGCTTAAATATATGTCTGAGGCTATGGGTATCGGTGAAGATGATGTAATGCGTAGGGCTGGTA